GCATACTTTGTGGCGGTGTTGGTAGTGGAAAATCCAGAACTTCGCTGGCCTACTATTATGTTCGAAACGGTGGTGAGCTCGGAACAAATGAATATGTTCCTATGGACGATGTGAATATTAAGGATTTGTACATAATCACAACTGCTAGGAAACGGGATACATTTGAATGGGAAGAGGAGCTCTCACCATTTCTGCTATCGACCAATAAGAAAGAAAATTTATATACCAATAAGGTTGTAATTGATTCTTGGAACAACATCAAGAAGTATGCAGATGTCAAAGATGCTTTCTTTATATTCGATGAGCAGCGTGTCATAGGCTCTGGAACATGGGTTAAAGCATTCTTGAAAATCGCCAAGGTAAATGAGTGGATATTACTATCCGCAACTCCTGGCGATACGTGGCAGGATTATATTCCGGTGTTTGTGGCTAACGGATTTTATAAAAACCGAAGCGAATTCACAAGAGAGCATATAGTCTATAGCCGATTTAGCAAATTTCCTAAAGTTGACCGATATTTGAATACTGGTAGATTGATTCGATTGCGAAACAAAATCTTGGTGAATATGGATTTTAAGCGCCAGACAGTTTCGCACCATGAGGATATTTATGTCAAGTACAATATCGAAATGTATAAAGATGTCGGAAAAACCAGATGGGACCCGTTTAAAAAAGAACCAATTATCAATGCTGCCGGTCTGTGTTATGTGTGGAGAAAAATTGTAAATACAGATCAATCCAGACAAATAGCTTTACTCGAAATTGTGGAGAAGCATCCGAAAGCGATTATATTCTACAATTTTGATTACGAGCTTGAGCTTCTGAAGGAAATATTCTCTGGCTACGAAGTCGGGGAATGGAATGGTCACAAACATCAGCCAGTGCCGACTAACGATGCATGGGTATATTTAGTTCAGTACAATGCCGGAGCTGAAGGATGGAACTGTATTACAACAGACACGATTATATTCTATTCTCAGAATTATTCGTATAAGATCATGGCGCAGTCTGCTGGTCGAATAGACAGGATGAATACACCATATACGGATCTGTATTACTACCATTTGAAATCCAGGTCTGGTATTGATCTTGCCATCAGTAAAGCATTGAAGGACAAGAAAACATTTAATGAAACGAGGTTTGTTAAGTGGAGACAATGATTTATAATCTGTGGATATTTTTAAAAATTTTATCTATCAAGTTGAAAAGTATGTCTGCGGAAGATTTTTACAGTCTGCTAATAGAGTGTGACTATCAACAAAGATTGTATGCAATTTTGTTAAGATATTACATGTGAGGTGTCCAATGGAAAATATTTACAAAGAGGTTGATTTCAAAACCTATTGCAAAACCTGCGAACATAAGGATCTCGAAGAAAAATTTGATCCTTGTAATGACTGTTTGGCAGAACCGATGAACGCAAATTCGGATAAACCTATTTACTGGAAGGAGGCTGAAAATGGTAGATAGTATCTTAGTTAGTGTTGATTTTTCAAACAAAAATGACACTGGAGTAATGGTTGTAGGAAGAAAACGAATGAATCAGTCTGTCGAGATTATCAATGCTTTCCAGGGAGATGAAGCGAGAGAACTTTATGAAAAGCTGGTAACAAAGAAAAAGAAGGAGGGTCAAAAGTGAGTTTTCAATACGATCAATATTTAGCTAGACATCGAGCTAATGTGAAAAGGGGGTTCGACTGGCTTTCTGAAAATTTACCGGGACTTATGACAAACACCCTAACCGCCGGGTGGAATACAGAATTTGCTCATGATCGGTCTAAAAACGAACCGGATGAGTATGAGGCATACGATGCATATTTCTATGGAAATAATCGCTCTTATGAGGTTGTACAGCGATATCAGCGAGCATGGTTACTTCATATTCACAGAAATCCTCATCATTGGCAGCACTGGATTCTTATTCATGATGATATGGAAAATGGCGAACTGGAGACCGTTTTGGAAATGCCATACGATTACATCATCGAGATGATTTGCGATTGGTGGTCATTCAGTTGGCAGAGTGGAAATCTCTATGAGATATTCAAGTGGTACGAGGAACATTCTAAGTATATAAAACTGGCGAAGACAACGAAAATCACAGTCGAGTATATTTTAGACAATATGAAGAAAAAACTTCAGGTATTGCAGTATGCGGATCAATCAGACATGCAACCTGGAGCTTGATATCTGGAGGAGCTATGAATAGAACGACAAAAATAAACATCTTAGCGTATGCTTCGGAGCCGGACAAGAACTATAAGTACGAGGGCGACATCGTCGATTATAAGGGAAAAAGGTATTTCGTAAGTCTGGCAGAAGAGCGAGTGGAATTTATCGGGATTATTAAAGACAAATCATGAAAGGAAACGAAACCGTGGTGAATGCAGAAATCGAGATTAAACACGAAACTCGACTTTGTAAAGTGAATGGCAAATACGGGATTTTTCATTTATGGGAAGAGCAGTATACACGTCCAATAATAGATGAATTAAGGCTTATACCTACTGAGATCGGCTCGCAAGTATTTGGTATTGTAGAGTTTGCTGATTGCGTGAAGAGAGTCCAGCCAGATGAGATCATATTTTGCGATGAGCAAAGTGATTACTTAGCACAGTTGAATGGGGTTCATGGTGGCACTAAGAAAGGAGAAAATAAATGAAACAGAATATTATTGCAGTAGATTTTGACGGAACTTTATGTGAGAACAAATGGCCGGAGATTGGTATGCCGAACGAGGAGCTCATCGAGTATCTGAAAAAGAGACAGGCTAACGGAGAAAAGCTGATTCTTTGGACATCCAGAAATGAAGAGCAGACAAAAGAGGCTGTGGAGTGGTGTAAAAAGTACGGACTGATCTTTGATGCTGTAAATGATAATCTTCCGGAAATCGTGGAAGCATTTGGCGGAAATTGCAGAAAGATATTTGCAAATGAGTACATAGACGATCGCAACCGCTCTATCGGTTCCTGCCGTGAAAAATCGAGCATGGAGCGTTGGGCTGAAAACGAGGTTGCCATTGCTTGCCGTCGAGAGAAGCCAGACAGAAAAGACGGGGAGTGGGATTATGGTTGTGCTTGCTATGAGAGCGCATTGAAGGCCTTTGGCTCTCTGTGTGAGGACGGTCATTCTGGTTTCAGTATTGGTCTGACTAAGGCTATTCTGAACCGTCTGATCAACAACAAGCCGCTTCTTCCGATTGAGGATACCGACGAGGTATGGAGCGATATTTCTGATATGAGTGGTCTGAAGGGAGAAGAGTGTAACTATCAGTGCAAACGCATGTCTTCCTTATTTAAGTATGTGTATGCTGACGGCACGGTTAAGTACAGAGATGTGGATCGCTATCATGGCGTGAACATCAACTGTCCGGATGCTCCATATCACAGTGGACTGATTGATACGGTTATGGACGAACTGTATCCGATCACTATGCCTTATATGCCGGCTGATAGAGCCTTTAAGATTTATACGGAGGATTTCCTTGTAGATCCAGCGAAAGGTGATTACGATACCGTTGGAATTCTGTACGTAATCACTCCGTCCATGGACAAGGTAGCAATTAACAGATATTTTAAAGAAGCTCCGAACGGCTTTGCTGAAATCAATGAAACGGAGTACAAGGAGCGAAAGGAAGCTGCTAAAGTTCGGATGGAGGCAACCGATGGATCGAAATAGATTTATCCAGTGCATGAAAAGCAACATCGAGTTGTCGGATAAAGAGCGGCGGAGAATTATCAGAAGAAGTGTTGAGAGTCAGCCATGGAAATTAAAGTGTACGATTGCCATGGAAGAGTTTGCGGAACTTACACAGGCAATCAGTAAACAGATTCGTGGGTATGATAATAGAATTGGACTTTTGGAAGAGATGGCGGATGCTTATATTTGCTTGGAATTCCTTAAGTCCATTTTTAATATTACACCAGAAGAGTTACAAAAAGCTATGGACGTTAAATTACAAAGAGAAAGGAATAAACAGAGATGAGTAAAGAGATTAAAATTGCCGGAAGTATTTCGTTTGGAGGAAAGCGCCTTAATGTATATGGAGATCTGGACGCTCCGCTGTTCAAGGCAAAAGATATTAGTCATGCTATCGGCTACAGCAGCGGTAACGAGTGGAGAATGCTCGAAATGTGCGAGGAAGATGAAAAGCTGAAACTACCTTTAGTAGTAGCAGGTCAGAGACGTTCCGTCAATTTTGTGACTGAGAATGGTCTGTACAACATCCTTGCACAGAGTCGTATGGAAATCGCAAGATCCTGGAGACGTGTGGTTCATGACGAGCTTATCAACATGCGTAAGGAGAAAGGCAGAAACATCGCTGAGCAGTTCGAAGAGTGGGATCACGCAATGGATAACATTTATTTCGATGAGGAGACCGGTCAGCTTATGCAGTCTGTTACTGTTCCTGGGGGAGATGTTATCCAGATTCCTTATGAAAAGGAAGAAGAGTAATTGAAAATGTGGGCTATGCTAAACACAGGGGCATAATAATCCAGATTGGTGGGGGTCTGGATATTCTGAAAGGAGAATAGAAAATGATTAAATTAGAACATGTGGTTCTGGCAAGCCCGGAACAGATGAAATTTATTATTGAGGGTATGAGAAACCCAATGAATAGCTGGGAAAAAGCGGATAGCGGGAATGGTTGTGATAGCGGATTCTGTTCTGGACCTTGCGCTTTTAGCCCTCAATGGTGCGGTAATACCCCTAGACATGTATTAGGGGAAAATGACCATTCACTCATGCAGCGATTATCCAATGCTGGTACCGATCATAGAAAATTTATGAGAATGTTGCCGGTGTATGTACGGATCACAGCACCTTTATATTGGTGGAAAGAATTTGACACGTATAAGGTGGGGACAGTCGCTAATAGCTGTAGTACCATGCATAAGATTCAGGCCAAGGAGTTTACGCTGGATGATTTCAGTTGTGAACATCTTGATATCCGAACAAAAGCATTACTGGATGAAACTATAAAGGCATTAAATGATTATCGAAAATTATATATCGATTACATCGCGGATGATTTCGAGATTAAAGGGTGTCCGAGTAAGAAAGAAATTTGGTGGCAGATGATCCAGCTCCTTCCGAGCAGCTATAACCAGACCAGAAATGTCATGATGAATTATGAAGTCCTGGCAAATATCTATAAATCCCGTAAAGATCACAAGCTGGACGAGTGGCGGAGCTTCTGTAAGTGGATTGAAGATCTTCCGTATTCAGAATTGATTACTGGAGGTAAAAGATGAACGATAAATATCTCAGTGTGATAACAAATTTTGGTTGCCATTATTCCTGCCCGTATTGCATCGTTAAGAATAATCATCTGAATATTCCCAAAACTACAATTCATGGATTAAATAATCTGTTTTCGGAAATTGTGAAAAACCGTTGTAATTGGGTCTCTTTATCTGGCGGAGGAGATCCTATATGGAAGTATGAGCAACACAAAGATTGGTACGAGAAATTCTTTGAAATCGTAGATGCAGCTCATGTAAATACGGAATTGCATACTAGCTTACACGCCGTTCAAGGAGTATCTTATAGTCATTTTGACAGGGTTGTTTATCACTTACATAGTTTAGAGCAATTATATAGCATTAAACGTGAAAACTGTTCTATCGTCAGAATTGTATTTGTAGTTACCGAGGATTTTACCGAGGATACGATAAATCGTATCGCTGTGTTCTGCGCCAATTCGGAGGATATCGACGAATTAAGTTTTCGTCAAATGGTGGATAATCATTATCGAGAAACATACTACTGCCATGACTATTTGAAAGCCGGTCATAAAAAGTTGTGGTGGTATATAGAGCAGAATGACTACAATCTATATTACTGCCAAAATCATGTTTATACGGAATATAAAAATATTGGGGGTGATAGTAATGGTTAAAGTACGAGATATTCTGCCACTTATTCAGTGGAATGATGCTCAAATCATAAAAGACCAGGATGAAGAAATCTGTTTACTCAGAAATGATTTTATGATCGGAAGCTTATCAGAAGAAATTCTGAATATGACAGTCACAGGTATTGAAAACGATGAAAATATTGAGAACACTGTCGTCGTTTATGTTACGGATAAGGAGGATTAAATTTATGCATTTTACAGTTATTCAGATTATCATCATGTTTCTTATCGGCTATATATGCCTCTATACACTGGTTGACCGGGTTATGAAGTGTATTGAGCACTGTGCTACAGCCAGAGCATACGGACGGTTCAGAGAAGCCGGAGTAATGACAAAAATGGATGATGTAGCAGCTGGCATCGCAAAGTCAAAAGAGGAGAAAGACAATGTTGAGAAGAGACTTAATTAAAAACAAGATATACGGAATGGTATTCATTGTACTTGGAGCGTTGACAATCCCGATTGAATGGGATGCAACGTTCTTTTTATTTACTCTAATGTTGGGTGCTTTACTATTTGTATCAAGAGAAAATTGCATTATGAATTAAGGAGGCGGCTATATGAGCCGGGCTGAAAGGAGAAGGGCACAGAAGTGCGAGCAGAAAGCTAAGACCGCTACATATAATCTGACAAGAGCCCAGTTAGATGACCTGGTTCGAGAAAAGATATCTGGTGAACTGGATAGAGTTAAGCAGGAGGCTACGAATGATGCTATCAATCAGGCGATGATTCTTCTGCTTACTCTGCCGCTTGAAGTGCTGATGGATCATTATTGGCCGAAGTCATATGCAAAGCGGATTCCGGAGTTTACAGAGCATGTTCTCGAATATTATGAAAAGTGGCAAAACGATGAGTTGGATATGGACAAGCTCAAAGAGGATCTGTGGGTATACGGCGGTGTTCGATTAGAAGAAGTGGAGGGTAAGTAAATGGGAAATTTAATTTTAGGAATTATCACTTTGGCAGCTATTCTTATTTTCGGTGGATATATAGTTCTGTCCGTTATAAATGCTGCAATGTGGATGGACGATTCCATGAGATGGGGAGGTAGAGATGACAGCTAAGGATGACAGAAAAAATGCAGAGGGTTACAACGACCCGACAGCTTACAACGCGATCAAGAATATGGCGCAGAAACAGGACAAGGACGATGTTAGGTTTCATCAGTTATTGAACATGCTGTTTTCGCTTTGTGAATTGGCGGATTTCAATATCGAGGGTCGAGTTG